ATCAGATGGTGGGACTGCGATCACTATGGACACCTCAGATAATGTGACCATAGGAGGAGATCTGACTGTCACAGGAAACGATATTAAGTCTTCTGGTGCAACGGTCATGACCATGAGTTCTGCCAATGCAACCTTTGCAGGAACCGTGACTTTGAATGCAAACCCGTCTGCCAATCTTCAGGCAGCAACTAAACAATACACTGATTCACAGGCAATTGTGTTTGCCATAGCCTTGGGCTGACTTATGAGTTCATTTTTAAGATTTGAAGCAACATCTGCAGGGACAATTTACACTGCAGACTCTACCGACGTTATTATTGGGATTCTTGTCAGTTGCACTCATGCAACCACAACTGCAAAGGTGGATCTCACTTTATCAGGAACATCACTGGCTACAGACTTGGAGATTCCACCGGGAGGGTCCGTTGAGTTAGTGCAGGGCAAACTGGTTGCTCAGAGTGGAGATTCACTGGTCCTGGCAGTTGATGCAGGAACCGTTGCAGTCTACGTTTCGGTACTTGATTCAGCATCATAGGAGATAATATGAAACGAGTTGGAACAGGAGCATTTGAATCGGGTCAACCGATTGCTGCCAAAGGTGACAAGTCTGGAGTCACAGGACACGTTAGTTCTGTGTTCTCAGGAGTGATGAGAAACCCTTCCACGGTGAACAGTGCCGTCGAAATTTCGGCAGATGAGAACTGTGTGGTAGCGGGGCCACTGACGATAGGTAGTGCAGGAAGTCTCACGGTGAATGGCGTTCTGGTGATCGTATGAGCAATATCGTAATTCCCGATGGTGGAAATATAGGATCTGCATCTGATACTGATGCGATTAGTATTGCTGCAAATGGTAAACCTACTTTTAGTGCAGGAATAGCAAACACAGGAACTATTGATGCAGGGACTTTAGGTTCTTCAGTTGTTTTTCCGGCAGGAGTTATAATTGGAGTTGAAAACACAACCACGACTACTATTGTTGAAAGAACTTCCACAACATACGCAGATATAATATCAGATTCTATTACTGTTAAAGCAGGGTCAAAATGCCTAATAAACGTATCAATACCAGTTTCTTCTAGTGGGAGTTCTAGTCCTGCAGGAGGAAAGATTCTTCAAACAGGCACTGCATCTGCAACTATTATGGCAGAAACCGAAATTATGGACGAACATCATGCTAGTAGTGGGGGGTATTTTGGGGGTACGTTTTTGTCTGGGGTTTTATCTAGTGCAGGATCTTATACGTTTACTTTTCAAGGAAATAGATTGTCAGGATCGAGTCCAGTTTATTTTGTATCAGCAAACCCTGGTTCAGGTTCAGCATCTATAGCAACAATGACTTTATACGAAGTTGCACAATAAACCAGAGGCATCATGAGTTCTGAAATAAAAGTATCATCTGTAAAAGCAAAAGACGGAACGGCTGGGATTAGTATTGCTGATTCTACTGGAAAAGTTGGGGTTGGAACTTCTTCCCCATCTAGTGCTTTAAATGTGTCAGATTCAGCAGGTACTACAACTTTAATAGTCACAGATCCAACTAGAAACGCCAGTGGTGAACATTGGTATCTTAGAAACACTGGTGGAAATTTCTATATTGGTCAATCAACCGATAGTGGTGGTGCTTGGGACTCTTTGTCTACAAGAGTGACGATTGATACCTCTGGAAACCTTAAATTTAATTCTGGATTTGGTTCAGTAGAAACGGCTTACGGATGTCGAGCATGGTGTAGTTTTGTTGGTACTGGAACCCCTTCGATCAATAATTCAGGCAATGTTTCTAGCCTCACCGATCATGGTACGGGTCAAATTTCAATAAATTTTACATCTGCAATGCCAGATATAAATTATGTTACAGCGGGAGCATGTGGTAATGATACTGATGTTTCAACCGTACATGCTGTTATGTTTGGAGAAAATTCAGCAAGAACAACAAGTGCATGCAGATTTACAACAATGAATGCCGCCGCATCATCTGCTACTTTGGCTGATGAATCTATTGTAAATATTGCAATATTTAGATGAGCAAAAAGATGAAGAAAATCATTTATCAACAAGAAACAGGAATATCAATAATTTCTCCAACTGAGGAAGCACTAAAATCCCATACCATTGAGGAAATCGCAGAAAAAGATGTACCTTTCGGCAAGCCTTTTAAGATTGTAGATTCATCTGAAATTCCCTTAGATCGCACATTTCGTAATGCTTGGGAAGTAAACGAAGCATCACTAACTGATGGGACTGGTAGCAAACACAATATGTTTATAACTGATCCGCAACATCCTGATTATGTAGCACCAATAAAAATCGAGGCTATCTAATGATCACTGTTAATATTGATAAGGCAAAAAATATTACAAAAGAACGTCTTAGAATTGAAAGGAAACCATTACTGGAAGCACAGGATATTTTATTCATGCAAGCACAAGAATCTGGATCAGATACAAAAGCAATCGTAACTGAAAAGCAACGTCTTAGAGATATAACAACACAAGTGGATTCTTGTAAAACTACTGATGAACTAAAAGCAATTAAATGCACTAAACCAGAATAAAAATCATGCCATCGGATCTCCAGATAACGAACATACGTGACCAAGCAAATGCCAATTCTGCAATTACAATTGGTTCGGACGGTCAAATCACAGTTAATCAAAATAATCCTACACTGACACTAGGAAACAATGTCTCAATGGCATCATCTGGTGTTACAGTTAGAAATATAACTCAAGTGGCTTTATTTCAAAATCAATTACACAGTAGTTCTGTTGATGAAAATACAGTTTTTTCACCAACGTATACACCACTGTTTAGTGGTTCAAAAGTGCGAGGTTTATTACATCTTATGGCATCCTTTGAAGCAGTAGCACAAAACGCTAGAAAAATTCTAAAATTAGAATTTACGGGTTCAGGTATCACGGATATTACGATGAATAATGATGGTAATCAAAACGTAGGTAATTACGATTTTGGTTCAAGTGGAGTAGTAGGGCAAAGCTGTTATTTAGTTGGTTCTCCGTTACTAACAACATCAAGCACGGCAACAATTACCTGCAATGTAAAAATGCAAAATCAACAGAATGCCAGTTCTTCTTATCATTTAACGTATGGGAATAATACTATGGAAGAAACTCACATGACATGGATTGAATACAAATGATAACATTCGTAGATGCAGTAAGAAATTTAGTAGAAACAAATCATCCAAATATAGGTTTATCAATCTCTGGAAAATGTGAATCTGATTTGTCAGGTGTAAGACTGATGGATGGGGCAACTTTGTCATTTACTTTTGATGATGTATTGGCAAAGAAGAAAGAGCTAGAAGACGAGTACGAAAAACAGGCTTACGCTAGGTCAAGAGCCGAATCGTATGACCCAATCCCTGAGCAGCTCGATCAAATTTTTCATGACATGGATGGGTGGAAAGCTCGGATTAAAAGCGTAAAAGATAAGTATCCTAAGCCTAAATGAAGACATTAGAAGAGATAGACCAAGAGTTAATACAAATCCAAGAAAAGTTAAATCAATACTCCGTAGAACAACAACGGTTATTAGGTTACAGACAAGCACTATTGGATTTAGATAACTCTGATAATGACTCTACAGAAAGCACTCGTACCAGTTGATCTTAGTGGTTCTCTTGACACCAAAACGGATGAGAAATTAGTCCTTTCTTCTAAGTTGGTGGAACTGGAGAATGCAGTCTTCACTAAGGGCAAGTCTGTAGAGAAACGCTATGGTTACAATGCTCTTGGCAAGGAGATCCTTGCAGGAACAACTCTTCCCACAGGAGAAGCACTCACCTCTCTTGAGGATGAACTTCTAGTCTTTGGTTCCAACAAACTCTATTCCTATGCACAGGGTCTGACCAAGTGGGTGGACCGTGGAGGTTTCAGATCGGTGGATGCAACTTCTACAGATTTGATCCGTAATGAGAATCAGCAAAGTGCAGCCGATTGTTGTCTTTCTGAGGGGATGATTCTTTATGCATGGGAGGACAGTTCAGGAGGAGTCAGAGCATCGGTTGTAGACTCTCAAAACAATGTGGTGGTCTTAGAAGACACGTTGGTTGCAAACAATGCTTCCTCTCCCCGGTGTATTGCACAGGGGAAGAACATGACGGTCTATTATGCAAATACTTCAGACAATAGGATTGAAAGCAAACAGATCGTCACAGAAGCACCCACCACTTTTTCTACTGCAGTCATTATTGCAACGGATTTAAACGTATCTACCAGACTGTTTGATGTCAGTCCCTATGACCCCACCAATGACTCTGCAGTTCTGGCATACAGTGATACCAGTAACACCGTCAAGGTCTGTTACCTGACCTCTGGAGGAGCAAAGGGGGATCTGTCTACAGGGTTTCCAGATCTGGTGACTATTTCTGCACAGGCAGAAAACTCAATCTCCATCTATGCAGACTACAGTACCTCCATTGACATCTATGTGGCATTTGGAAAGTCCACCTCTGGAACAGGTCTAAAGGTCTATCACTTAAATGAGGATCTGACCACAGATGGATTCACTACATCTGCAGATGCTACACAGATCAATCGGATCTCCATGATCCTGACCAGTTCTGCAAATCTGGAAGTTTTCTATGAGCACA